TTTTTTAAGCATCTTAACCGGAAATATCCGGATTAAGATATCGGCTGTCCATTAAGTGGAGCCCGTCACCTGTTACCAAACGACCGTTAGAAATTGAGGAATGAAAAATGAGTGCATTGAATGATTTTCTTGCTCACAAATCTGTAGCGCAAATTGTAGTCGGAGAATTTTACACTATCCGGGATATTGAGTGCAAACGGGTGCCCAACAAATACAAACCCGGCGAAACTCGCCTGCAAGTGGTCCTGATCACAGACCGCGGTAGAATCTGGGCCCCCTCCGGACTGTGCAACGCGATTGAAAAGGATGGCGAAATTGTTTCACGTGAAACATTATTAGGAATGGTAATGCGCGGCGTAAGTTATTACTCTAAGAATTATAATAAAGATGTGATTACTTTGGAACGTTGCGATCAGTCCGATTTACCAAACGACCGCATGCCGCTCTAAACCCTATGCCCCTTCGGGGGCTTTTTTCAAAGAAAGGAGATAAGCAAAAATGTTAAATTGTTATATACTTGATAACGTCTACAGACTAGCTCAGTATAGCAAGATGGATATAAGTAAAATCGAGAAAATGCTTGGAGTGCATCCAGGGTATTTTTCTAGGGTGATCCGCTTGAGCAAGTTGCCTAAATTGGAATTGATTCTGCAGCTCTGTGAATGGTATGGATGCGGCCTTGATTTTATCTGCTTTAAGCGATTGGACTATAAAGACGACTATGAGATAGATCAGCTCCTCCGTGAAGAAAGGGAAAAACACTATGAGGGTTAAAGGGGCACGGCTTCCAAGTCTGCGCGATTATGCAGCCGCTGCGGGCGTTGACTACGGCCTAGCGCTGAAATATCAAAGGACGCTAGGTATGGTCAAAATGAGGGAATCTCAATTTGAGAAAATTACCGCTGCACAATTTGACGCGCCCGGGATCAAGTTGGCTGCTCCGCCGAGTATTTACCAATTCAATTTCAGGTCCACCCAGACGGCAGCCAATAAAAACGATTATATCATGTCCAAACTTGTGGAGCTGCAGCAAATGACTACAGTCTCCGGCCTTGCCGGGATGCATCAGCAGAATCTTGATAATTATATGGCAAATGTCGCTTTGGCAATGGAGCGGGACGGATGGAGCCCTGAACAAATCAAAAAATTTACCGAAAAATATCAGGCGGCAAAAGCCGAGGACGAACAAAATTATTTGAGGGGCAAAAAGCCCACCTTTAAAGCATGGGAATTTGCAGCCCTGACCGGCGGCGCGGCCATCACCCTCCGATACAATGCGGCCAAGGTTTCCACTGGGGACGACAGAGAAGATGCCAAGATAAATGCGGAAATAGAAGAGGATATCTCCGATTTTACGGCCGCGATTGCGCAATATATAGGAGACTAGTCAAATGATGTATGAGTGCGACACTGAGACAATTAAGGACCCTGACGGGTCTATGCGCGTTTGGTTGCTTGACGCTTGCAATATTGATTCATTGGAGCACACGACATTTACGAATCTTGATGATTTTTTCGACTGGGCGCAGCTTCAGCCTGAACCAATCTTCTACTTTCATAACCTGAAATTTGACGGGCCTTATCTGGTTTACTGGTTGTACTATCACGGATACCAATGGACCGAGCAAAAGAAGAAGGTGCCTGGGGAATACTTCTTTCTTATAACGGATATGTCTCAATGGTTTTTCGGCGATGTTGTCATGAAAAACGGCGTCAAAATAACTATCCGGGATTCCCTGAAAAAAATCCCTTTGCCAGTCAAGAAAATAGCGGAAGCCTACAAACTGCCGATATTGAAAGGCGAAATTGATTATAAGGCGTATCGTGCACCCGGACACAAACCGACTGAGGAAGAATTAAGCTATATCTGGAACGATACAGAAATTCCCGCCCGCGCCCTGTCCATCCATTTTGCGCAGGGTATGACGGCCCTTACGGCCCCCGCCGATGCGATGGTGCAGTATCAAAAGACGATTGATTTTAACAATAAATTTAATCCTAGGTGGTATGCCTCTCACCCGATTGAAGAAGCGTTTTGTAGAAAAGCATACTGCGGGGGTATTTGCTGGGTAAACCCGGATATTAAAGGTCTGGAAGTAAAGCACGGATTTGTTTACGATTACAATAGCATGTATCCGTCAGTCATGATTGCATATCCTTATCCGGTCGGGTATCCGGTCCGATGGTACGACAAAATCCCGGCCGGGTATGATCTCTTTATAGCTCATGCATATGTCAAAATCGAGCGCAAAGCGGGTAAACCGGCCTGTATCCGGGATCCTAAGACAAACACATGGATCGAAACATATTATGAAGGAGAATTGTGGTTGACGTCTGTAGACTTAGAATTATTACTAGAGTGTTACTATGAATCAGAAGGAGGTTATATCATTTTGAAAGACGGGTATGCATGGAAAGGGGAATCCGGAATTTTTACGGATTACATAAATTACTGGCGTCATGTTAAGGAAACAAGTAAAGGCGCAATGCGGCAGCTTGCCAAACTGATGTTAAACTCTCTTTACGGAAAATTTGGCATGAATCCCAAACGGCGGCACAAAAATATCGAATTTGACGCGGATGGGGACCTGCACTATACGCTGTCTGATCCTGAGGACGGAAAAACTTTTTGTGTTGCTGTCGCGGCTTTCGTAACGGCATATGCGCGGCGGGAGCTGGTCCGCGGGATCCTGAATACAAAGGGATTTTGCTATTGTGATACCGACAGTATACATGCGGCAACGATTGACGGCGTGGCGCCTACTTTCGTCGGTCCTGTCGATGATAGTAAATTTTTACACTGGAAACGTGAAACAAAATGTTTTGTGCGTGCTAAATATTTAAGGCAGAAAACGTATATTGAAGAGCTGCCGGACGGCCGATTAAATATTGCAGCTTGCGGGTGCCCGGATGCAGCTAAAAATTATATTACCTATGATAATTTCAAAATTGGTGCCAGCTATAAAGGTAAACTCATTCCGAGAATGCGAAAAGGCGGGATAGAGCTGACTGAGGGACGGTTTACAATTCGTGAACCAATATCATTGAGCAGATTTTAAAGGAGGAAAAATAAAATGTATTGGAACAAAAATCCATTGAAAGACAAAATAAAGTATTTCATGAGGAAAATTGATGAGGAATATTTTACAGTGTTTCCCGAGAATGCGTTCAATCGTAATATCGAAATGTTAATGCGCCTGTATGAAGAAAAAGAAAACCCTGAAATGCTGCTTGTCCTGATAAAATATAACAGATTTGTTTATAACCAATGTAAATAAGCCCCCATTCAGGGGGCTCTTTTTTATTTGCGCAAAAGCAGGGATCCGCATACTGCGAAAAACGTGCTTTTTGTCTCCGGACTATCAAAAAATAGCATCCCCTGCCTATATGCGCTTTTGATCAAACGGGTCGCATAGGTTCCTGCAAAATCCATACGCTGCGTATTTTCTTTATGACTTTTTTCATCCATCGCCCAGCTTATACAGGTAGGGTCCCCGCGGCTGGATATGTGCAGGCTTGACGGCTGCGCAATCCAAAGATAAAGGGGCCCCATACTCGTTAGAAGCTGCACAATACACCGTGCGTTTTTCGGCCTGTCTGTAATAAAAGTCGCAACGTCCTCAAAACTTTCATTGTTAATCGAGTATTTTTCATAGTGTGTACCTTTGACAAGATTTCCGAAACGGGTTTTGTGCATCGCTTCTTTGTATGGATCGTTTTTGACGTTCTCTATTGCAATTTCATCTGCAAGTGTTAGATTTCCTTCTTCTGGCATGTGTACCCCGAAATACGAAAAGTAGGGGGAAGCGGCCGCAACGTTATTGGCCAGAAAATAACATTTTACATCCCGGCCGCGTGAGATCGTCAAATAATATTCCAGGAAGCGTTCTACTTCATTTTTAAGATAATGGATCCCGGGAAGCGGGATAAATTCGTCAAACACCATCATCGAAACTGTAGGATCGCTGATTGCTTTCAAGCTGCTTTCCGAGAGTGCTTTAAATGATATGAATCGGCTCCATTCCTCAAAATCGCCGCCTTTAATAAACCCGGTACCGCCCTCAATTTTAAATTCATAGTCCGGATACCTGGATAAAACGTCGTCAAAAAATTTCGATGCATCGGTTATAGCGTCAATTTCTGTTTTGTACCGCATAAGCCAAGCACACCGCTCGCCTTTTTTAATAAAATTATTGATGGCTGTTGCTTTCAAGCAATAGGTTTTTCCTACTCCGCGCTGTCCTATCACAAAATTAAACAGTTTATTATATCCGGCTATCCGGTTCTTGTTCCATCGTACATTTTTATCAATGCTCATTTTCGTCTTCTTCCTGTTAGAAAAACCCCCGTATACCATGGAATAAAATTTCCCATCCGTCCAGGCGTGGGCGGTTCCGGTCCGGGCGGCTCCGGCGGTTCCGGGGGCGTTGGCGTATATCCCGATAAATACTCGTACCATGAGCGCGCCTGACTGGGACGGCTTCCCGGATCCATTGCACCCGAGCGCTCAAGGTTCCAGTAAAAAGTCCGCGCGCAGTCTTCAGGGGATCCCGTCAAAGAGCCATACTGAGCAGGGGTAGCGGCCTGCAGCGGGCTGCTTCGGTGCTGATACCATTTCGCCTGATTTTTTGAGGGGGCCGCGCTGTTATAATAGGCGTGCTCGGGCGCTCCGCTCATAAGCCAAATAAGCTGCGGCTCCATCATCCCGCAGGTTCCGCCGTTCGCGTGGCTCATTGTATACCCGTGCGAATAGGCCCAATTCCCGTAAGTGTAGGGGTTATATGCCGTACTTCCTTCACCGGCTGCAAATGGCGTTATCTGAAAAAGCCCGTACCCGTACCATGTGGTTGTAGGAGTTGGCGCGTCAAAACTTGGCCAATAGGGACCGGACGGGAACCAGCCATTATTGACGGCGTTGTTCTGCGGCCGTGCCGGGTTCATCGTGCTCTCGCTTTGGATATTTCCGAGCATGCCCGCGACAGCTTCCAGCGTCCACCCGTAGCGCGAATGGAGAAAGTCATAGATAAACTCCGCGTTGTCTCGCATCTGGGCCATGCTTAAGATCATAGGTCTTACACTATTAGGGGAATAGGGGTTGTGGTAGGTGCTCATTTAATCATCACCCGTAATTAAATTTGAGAGCGCAAGAATACAATCATTCAGATTTTGTATCACTTCTAAGATTGCCTTTTTCCGGTCCCCGGCTGGATCCTGATCACCGAGGGGCGCGGGGTCCTGCTCTGGCTTTGGAATACTGGGCCCGTATTTATAATCCACCTGTTTAAGATATGCCCATCCGTCCCACTCATCCGGACGGAAATCTTCTTCCCGTACTCCGGTTTTAGGGCTGGAGTGAATAACTGTTTTCCCGGTTGAACCAATAATACCGACATGGTAACAATCCGGACTGTCTGAATATCCTTTAGGAATTTCATCCCATGACATTTTGAAAACAAGCGTTCCTGGAAGTTCAGGCCTGATGATACCGTCTAATTTTCCGCGCTCCACCAAATACCGGTATTTTGCGCTCATTTTGTAACTTCTCCAAAGCCAATTTGTCCCACTGCATCGTATATTCGCAGCATTCCGGACTACTCCGATGCAATCACAGATAGAGTAGGTAAGGCCGATGAGCTCGCGCGCGTTTTGAACAAATTCTAAATTATCCATGTTATCACCTCATGAAAACAAGGGTTGCTGTTAAGTTTGACGTTAAAAGCTGATTTGTTGCGGTACTATAAATCTGTACACCGCATTTATTGATCGAATTAAAATAGCAGATTGAGCTATACAAGTATAAACTTGTTCCGCTGAAAAATAACCCGCAGGGAGTAGATGTATTCATGCCCGTGGGCGGGGTGAATAAGTGGCATGCGTTTTCACCGTCAAAGGTTAATTGCACCGAGGCGCTCCCAAAGTTGGTAAGAGTTACGGCTCCCGTCTGCCCGTTGACACTGGTGACCGGGTAGGGCGGAACATTGGAAGTAGAATATTTACTATTGAGGGCCGCGGTAAGTCCTTCAATGTCGCTCATGCCTATTACTACGGTTCCAATCTTCCCATTGACACTGTTCACAGGGACCGGGATGGCAACGGCCCCCGTTCTCCCGTTTACACTGGTCACAGGGTAAGGCGGGGGATTTGTCTGCGAGTATTTATCCGCCAGCGCGGCAGCCAGTCCGGCGAGATCATCTATCCCAATTGTGACAGCTCCCGTTTTACCGTTGACACTTTCGACAGCTCCGCCCCCAGATACCGTAACATCTCCCGTCTGTCCGTTTACACTGGTAACAGGATAAGGCGGAACATTGGACGGTGAATATTTACTTTCCAATGCTGCAGAAAGTCCGGCGAGATCATCTATCCCAATTGTGACGGCCCCTGTTTTTCCGTTTACACTGGTCACCTGTCCGGCCTGCGGGTGTGAATCCAAATATTCCTGGATAATTTCGCCGACAGTATCGGAAGAAACAATAGGATTTGTTTTCAGATACTCGCGAATTTTTAGAACCAATTCAAGGATGCTGTCGGCCTGCGCGTCATAGTTGGTTAAAAGATTCCCGATTAAATTGTTATCTGTAAAAACGACTAATGCCATTTAAAACACCCCCAAGAAATGTTTTTCCAATTCCGCGAAAATAACATTGTACGCGCTCCACTCCATCGCCTGACGATACCCGCCTGCAATCTGCGCGGCCGTCATTACGCCAATGTTTCCATATCGTCTAAGCTGACTAGCTGTTCTGGCGGTCCCGCTGCTGCTGGATACTGCGTTGCTGTCTGCGGTGCTTTTACCGGCTTCGCTCATATAGTTTTCAATATCCGAGACGTTCCCGTCCGGCGTATCGGACATGTAATTTGTGTTTGTGCTCGCGCCCTGGCTGCCTGTCTGGCTTGCGTCTTCCCGGGTGCCGCTCGCGGTTTCGGTCAGATCATAGTTGTAGATCATGTCATCATCACGCAAGGCTTTTTCAGATTCCAATAACTTCTTCCAATTATAGGCGCGGGTCCTGATCGTGTTCTGAAAATGCCGCAAGAATCTCTGCGGCGTTTCGTCCGCAATCTGGCGATAATAAAAGTGGTCTTCGATGGCTTTTTTCATTTCGTCCGTAAAGTCCGGGACGTCTTCAGGATATAGAGTAGTTATGTCCCCGTTATATAAGTCCTCCGCGTAGTCTGCATCCCAGAAACGATGGAAGGCTATCGTATATTCTGTCCCATTGCCTGTCCAGATGTACGGCTCGTAGCATCCGACCATTTAAAGTCCCCTCCTATCCATTCAACGGTTATATTCTGGCCAAAGCGCGAGTTGATTTCCTTTACTGCATCCGCCCGGGCCCGCAGCCTATCTTTTCTGAAAAACTGGACCTGTTCATTATTCGCTTCGGCTTCGTCCGTTATAAGCCGTTCCTTTTTAGTTATTGGAACATTGTCAAAGCCCAGCAAGGTAAGGCACTCGTTAAACAAATCGTCCCTGTGTTTCTTCAGGTCCTCACCGAGATATTTTATCTCTGTGCGGGAATCTATCGCTCTCTGCAGCTCCTGCCCGATAGTCCGATTTGTAAAGAGCGCGAATGTATTGTCTTCCACCTGTTTGATGGCCGCTTTCAGGGATGTGATTGTCTCTTCATCGCCCTGGAAGATCCAAGGAAATCTAAGTTGTTTAATGTTAAGACGGTCCGTCAAATTCACTTCGTCAATAGCTGTCGTGTAGTTGCGGACCATCTGCCAGCTTCCAGTATGGGCCCCGTTGTTATAGATAATAACGCAATCGTCCCTATCAATTTCTCTTTGATAACCTAAGCCGACTGCCAGATATCTGGAATAGTTGTATTGCATATCCAAGGGACCTGTCGGCCACGCTGGAAGAATCATAAATCCTAAGTCCGGATCCTCAAAAGCGGCAGCTCGTCCGCAGTCAAAAAGATAGCGCTCAAGAAGCCAACCGGGTAAATCATCATAAAGGCCCTCCCATTTAAAGGACCGTGTAGCCATTGTAAAAAGGACCTCCGCCACGCCGCGCAAATCTTCCAGCTTGCGCAGCTTTCCAAGTCCTGCCCTGTATCCCATTATGTCACCTCATTATTTGTCAAATTATAGGGCGTCCCGATAAATGGAGAAATATCTCCCGAGCTGTCCAGATACCACAAGTAAACCCCACTTGTCAACAGAGATATCAACATGTTGTGGACAAATACCGGCCGATACTCCTGTTCACGCTCAATCTGAGGGGAGAGCACCCGGAAAAAATCAAAGGTGTTATGCTGCTTGACAAGGGCACCCGGAATATAACGGTTTACAGTATGCCCGCCCGCGCTCAGCATCTTGTCCACCCATTGAGCGAACTCTGAGGTAGGAGTGACCGAGATAAACATAAACGCATACTGCTGATGTGTCAACATGTCCCCGTAGGAGTTGGAGCCCGTAGCCGTAGCCGGGAGTGCTGCCCGGTCTTTATATCCGGCTAATAACTGGTTTAGATTCTGCTGCGCGCTTGCTACGTTTTGATCATATACAAACGCCTGTTCTATTCCCAATTGCGCCCGGACAAATGCTTCGCCCAAGCTGCCGAGGAAGCCGACAATACCGCCGCCCGAGGGTGCTGCGGGTGCTTCAGATGCCGAGGGTGCCGTCCCTGCCGCTTTCCATGCCCTGCCAATGGCACCAAGCGAAAAACGCGTTGAATCGGATTCGCTCCGGATGCTGGCGCCCATTCTTTCCCATGCTCCGCGCGGGTCTGATAGGATCGTGGCCACGCCGCTTGACGCTGCCTGAGTTACCTGACGGACGGTCTGGCCGATAGTGCTTTCCTGCACGGCGTTGTATCCGGAATTGACAATAGCAGAAAGGGATTTTTCCCGCGCTTCGACCGCCTGATTGATTTGGAGCTGCGCCCCGTCCAATGCGGTCTGTCTGCTGTTCTGCGTCTGAGCAAGCCAGATTTTATAGCTATCGTTCAGATAAGAGCAGAAGACAGGACAGGAAATTTTCTGGATAAAGCTGCGGGCGTTGTCGCTGGCGCCGACCTTATAATTAGTTGGCATTGCGGACAAAACCGGATACCCGGCAAGTAAAGACAGATGACAGATAAAATGCGGGGCACCGGTAAAATCCTCATAATGATAGGTCTGCAATTCTCCCAGATTATTATTAACGATAAAATAGGAATAGTCAAAACCGAGAAGGCTTTTATTGATCGGCGTATACCCATCGCAAGCCGTAGGAACAGGGACAGTAATATCAATATCTCTTAATACCCAATTGACTGTTACCGCCTTTGCTGGCGTCGCTGCAAAATTTATAAAATTTGGCGGGATCACATAAACGCCGGTTATGCTGTCCGTTATGCCCTGAGAGTTTATTTTACCTATCAAAGTATTAAAAATAGTTGCTAATTGTACAGATGTCGCGGCTGTTAAAAGATAGGGAGCTGCAGTCAATGGCATATTGCCTATTACAACACTGGCCAGCCGTTTAGTGTCTGAATCATACAGCGCCTCAAGATCATAGGTAGAATAAATAACAATTCCGTATACTTCTCCCGAAAAAGATGTGCTTTGAAAACTATTGCAGATCGCCGGACCCGATGGAAATTCAGAAGCCGTGCCCCTAGGCGGAAGCAAGGTTGCATGCGTTCCCGTTTCAAGAAAACCGGGCACTTGCCAGAAGGGATAAAGGCCCCCATCCAAAGCATGCGAAAAATAAAAAGTCTGCACATAGTCAATGTCCAAATTTAAAATAGTAGAATTTGCGGAAAGATAGGCGCGGGAATTGATAAAACAATAATAGGTCTGCTCGTCCACCGTTCCTGGGCGATTCGTGATCATGACATAATCATATGCAAAAGACTTTTCGTAGGGGATAGGGATTTTTATAGGGCTTCCTACGCGCCAGTATTTATTATTTGAAAAGGTTTCGTGCCGTTTGAGCGCGAGAAAAGCTGTGCGCTCCGCCCGGTCCGCAAAAGCCCAAATATTTTTATATGTCGGGTCCGTCCTCCCCGTTACGTAAAGTGTGTATGATGTATCACGTGCCAAGTTATCACCACCTCAAAAAAGAAGAGGGGCGGGAGCTGATCCCGTCCCCCGATGATAGGAAGAAAATCCCATGAAGGGCAAAATTAAGTTGTCGGCTGTGTGGTTCCATAAAGAACGACGGCCGGCATGAAAGGCGACAGAGAAAGTGTCTGCCAGACATGATAGAAGAAGTTCGTAAAGAGCCCCTGAGCGTTCCGCTGTGGTTCCGTAGTCCGCAGAGTATCCCAGCACTGCAGCCAGTCTTTGTGCGCAAGAATACCCATGACATTATCAACACCAAAGGTGTCAACGGAAAATACCCGGGTGGGGTAGGCCATTTCGTCGATGTGGAAAAGTCCGGTCAGCGCGTAAACATCAATATTTGGTTCCAAGTCTTTATTGACAAACAATACAAGATCCTCTGCACTCGCGCGGTTCAAAACTTCCGCCTGGTTGAGATCAGAGCGAATGTATTTGAGATCCTGCACAAGGTATTTCAGCCCCTGCACAAAGGCTTTCGCGCTGGCTTCGTCTTTCGCGCTGATTTGTCCGAGGTAGGCTTTAGGAAGCACTTTCCCCGTATCTGTCGCCTGAATTGCATTGGTCATAAGCTGCCTCATGCAAAGGTATTCATCCCACTCAGACCCCACATACATTGCGTCAATTAGTTTTCCTACAAACTCGTCAACACGACCCCAAGAAGTAAACGCCTGCATAAACGCCGTCCGGTCTACGCTGATCACATACTGGTCTTGTCTGTTCATTCTGTGATATGCCGCAGAGACCCCAGTATTCGCACGGCGCCCAAGCGGGTTAGGTCCCTGCGGATTATACGCGCCCTCCGATTTAATCGGCTCGATAAAAATTTCCTGAATATCGAGCCCCTGCGGATTGAACCCTCTTTTGAACCGTCCAAGCGGGTTAGTATAGGAGACGGCCCGCATGATAGTTAAACCGATACGGTTAATCAGCGCGGAAAGGAATTGGTTATACTGCGGGGTATAGGTCCTGAGAGCCTGCCCGAGTTCTGCGATATTGTCGCGGGTTGCTTCAGGTATGCGCGCCTGATACTGCGGATCCGCAGCGTTTCGAATTTCATTAAAAAGCGCCTGAGAAATATTAGCGGGCATGTGTAAATCACTCCTTATTATAATCTTTTGCGTGCAGGTGCTGCATGATCATTTCATCGATTTGATCAGATAAAGGCTTTTCCGGTTCCGGGTTTTCCTTCCCGGCGAGCCTGTTAAACATTTTTCTGTTCTGTTCCTGCAGCTCTTTAATGGTCTGGTTGAGCTGCGCTATTTGCTGAGTTAGTTCAGCTTCGTGCGCGGTGTGGACTTCCTGATCCGTGGGCTTATTCTCTTCAGGAGTAGGGTTATTCTCCGCGGGAGTAGGTTTATTCTCTTCAGGCATAAATTATTCATCCCTTTCATTTAATTTATTGCAACAAAACATAAATAAAAAACAAATAGAAAACAAGGCAAGATAAACCCATCTTAAAAGAATCGGAAGACAATAAATGCAGCCGAGCAAAATTAAAACAGTTTCAATTAGTATTATACCTTTAATCATTTTATCTTTCCTATAAGGTCTTTTAATTCGCGCAAAACTTCTGTATTTTCAGAAAGTTTTTTTGCCCATTCTTCCGATTCCTTTTTGTGGTTTTCCTGTTCACGGTTGAGCATGTAAAACATCGCACAAACACACGCAATAGGGAAGCCGACAGCGGAGATAAACTGCTGAATCGCGTTAAAATCCATTATTCCTGCACCCTCTCTTCATTGGTGAGATCCCCCGTTAAAGCAGTTTCAAGTTCCGGGTTAATGACCGCAGGCGCGGCATGGAGCCCAGAAAGCCCGGCGCGGTTCTTTGCATCCGGCGGATATGTGCCATCCCCCCAAGGCTTGCCATTGTCGCAAATCAAAACACCATATTCATTACGCAATTCTACGCGAGAATCTACATCACCGATAATTTCCACCCCATCATAATTAAAATTACCATGCAAAATAAAATGTTGCTTTATTAAAGCACCCCCGCTAATGCCTTGCGGACCAGTTCGAATACCCAAATGAGTGCTATCATAGCTAACACCCACACTGAGTCTAGTCAAAGCTGCTATAAAATTTTCCTGTTCATTAACAATTTCATACTTATCAGAGGCGTAATAAAGTTTAAAATATTTAGCAAATTTTACTGCTACAGTTGTATTTGCTGGAAAAGATGCAGAACCACCGAAACCAACAATTAAATCTAGAAATTTTTCCATATTTTCACCCCCAAATAAATTATACATTACCGCGGCCGGCCTGTCAACCAATACTAAACTTTGCGTATAGTTTTGGTAATCGACTGTTTACCTCTAGTAAACTTCTTGTATACCTATACTGTACCCAGTACACACAAATTGTGTGCATTTTCTTATTCACCTGTTCCAGCAAAAAACCCGCTAATTTCCGAAATTTCGCAGAAAACGCGGAAAATTGGAAAGTTGGAGACAGGACCGAGCGAGCGACAGCGAGCGAGGAGGCATCTAATTGGCATCTCGTGTATTGTACTCTTTTTGTCATCGTGATTATTGTCATCTTTTTCACACCTATTGCGCATCTCGGATATTGTCATCTCGAATATTGCCATCTAATTGGACCGCCGGGGAGATGTGATATAGATGACACACTAGACACCCC